CCTGGGCCACGCGCGCCACACGGCATCTCATCAACCCCTCGTCCACTACCTGACGGAGCACCACCATGCCCTCTCTCATCGCCTACCGCAAAACCATCACCGCCATCAACACCTTCGAGCTGCGGCTGCCTGAATCCACCCCTGGCCAGCGCCAGGGCCAGGAAATCGCCACGCTGGCCGATGGCCGCACCATCGTCGTGCTGGATGACGGCGCCACGCTGCCGACCGACCAACCCGCGCAGATCGCGCCCAGCATCGAGACGCTGCCCAGCCCGCTGCCCGCGGAGCTGCGCGCCCAAATCCTGGCCGCCAGCCCGCATGCGCGCCTCATCAGCCAACGGGTGGTAGAAAAGATCCGCGCCGAGTACAGCGTGGACGACGAAATCAAGCTGCTGCGCATCGCCCCAAGCGCCGAAACCACGGCCTGGAACGACCACGCGGAAGCTTGCCGCGCCTGGGGCCGGGCTGAGCGCGCCAAGCTGGGGCTGTGAGCCAGGTCACCCCTGCATGAAACCCCTGCGCCTCCTGGCCGCAGCCCTCACCCTCAGCGCCGCCGGCCTGGTGGCGCTGACGCAGGACGAAGGCTATACCGACCAGGCCGTCCGCCCCCTGCCCACTGACCGGCCCACCTACGGCTTCGGCAGCACCTGGCGGCCTGACGGCTCGCCCGTGCAGATCGGCGACACCATCCGCCCACCCCAGGCCCTGGCCCTCACCCTGCGCGAAGTGCGCAAAGGCGAAACCGCGCTGCACCGCTGCGTCACCGCGCCGCTGACGCAAGGCGAATTCGACAGCCTGGTCAGCCTGGCCTACAACGTGGGCGCCGATGCCGTGTGCCGCAGCACCATGGTGCGCCTGCACAACGCCGGCCAGCACGCCCAAGCCTGCGCCGAGTTCGACCGCTGGGTCTACTTCCAGGGGCGCGACTGCCGCGACCCCGCCCACCGCTGCGGCGGCCTGCCCAAGCGCCGCGCCGCCGAGCGCGCCATGTGCGAAGGCCGCCCGTGACCCGCGCCCTGCTGGCTTGCATCCTGGTGGCGCTGGCCCTGGCCGGCGTGCAAACCTGGCGCCTGCAGCGCGCGCAGCTCACCGCCGCAGATCTGCGCACCGAGATCCAGGCCCAGCGCCGCCAGGCTGCCGAAGACCGCGCCCAGGCCGTGGCCGCCAGCGCCAGCGCAGCCGCTGCCTACCGAGCCATCGAGCAAGCATGGATCACCAAACACCAGGAGATTGCCCGTGACGCCGAAACCCAAGCCCGCGCCCTGGACGCTGCCCGCACTGCTGGCCGCATTGCTGGTGACGGCCTGCGCCACCGCGCCGACGAGCTCGCCGCCACTGCCGCCTGCCCCGCCCCCACCGCCGCAGATCCCGCCCCTACCCCCAGCAGCCCACCAACCCCCAGCCCCGCCACTGTGCTCGCCGACGTGCTCGGACGGCTGGAAGAAGCTGGTCGAGAGCTTGCTGCGGTAGCGGATGCAAGGGGTACTGCCGGGGCGGCTTGTCAGCGGGCGTATCAGTGGCTCACTCAATGAGCCCCGACTGTGGGGATTTCTGCCCAACTACCCCCTTCAAACGCCTGTTTTGCGCCCATTTCCCCAGGGAGCTCACCTCGTAGCGCGGGTGTCGCATAGGATTCGAAATCCGGCGTACTGGTTCTCCAGTACCGAGGGTTCGAATCCCTCCCTTTCCGCCAGACTGTGGGGAAATCCTCCCAAGTCAGGCCCGCTTGCGGCCAATTTGGCTCACAGCGGCCGCCAGGGTGTCGGCATACAGGTGCGCGTAGCGCTGGGTGCTGACCGGGCTTTTGTGGCCCAGAACCTGGCCCACGGTGAACAGCGGCACGCCCGCGTTGGCCATTTCGCTGGCCGCGCTGTGGCGCAGGTCGTGAAAGCGCACGTCCCCCAGCCCTACCTTGGCCGCGGCGCGGCTCCAGGCGGCCTGGACGCCGCGTTTGTGGCCCGTCAGGGGTAGGTGCTTGAGCAGGTGGCGGATGCGCGGGTGCGCGGGGATGATGCGCGGCTGGCCGTTCTTGCTGTCGGTCAGCACCAGCAGGTTGTCCTGCGCCGTCACGTGCCACAGCTCGCCCAGGCGCATGCCGGTGTAGAAGCACATGCGGATGGCGATCTGCGCCTGCCAACTGCCGCAGGCGCGGCAGGCCTTGAGCATGCCCTCGCGTGTGAGGTACACCTTGCGGGCGTTGCGCACGGCCGGCATCAGCATGCGGGCGGTGGGGTCGGTGTCGGTGAGGCCGTGGCGCTTCCAAGCCCAGCGGCAGGCGGCCTTGAGCAAGGCCAGGCGGTTCTTGATGGTGGCCGGGCCGGCGTCTGCGGCCTTGATGACCTCTTGGGCCACTGCCGGCAGATCGCTCATCGGGCGGCCCTGCCAGGCCCAGGCGATGGCGCCCAGGTGCTCGGCGGCGCTCTTGTAGCTCTTGAGCGCAGTCTTGTCGGTGAGGTAGTGCTTGACGGCCTGGTCGATCAGGGGTTCGTCGCGGGCGATGCCAGATGCAAGGCCGTACAGGCGCGCGGTTTCGGCTCGGTCGAACGTGTCAGCCTGGGCTTGACTCCAGCCTTGCGGAAGCAGTCGAGTAAGTCGGTGTCGGCGGCCCGCAATGTAGCGGTCGAACTCAAAGCGCCAGCGCTTGTCAGCTTTTGACCAGTAGATCGACATGATGCGAGGTAGCTTTCCACGTCAGCAGGGGCAAACCGCATGGCGCCGTCGTTCGCGCCCACTCGGTAGCAGATCAGCCGCCCAGAATACGCCAGGTCGTACACGGCCCGGCGGCTGATGCCCAACTGGCGGCCCACGTCGCTTGCGGTAAGCAGCATGTCAGTGAATCCCGTGGCGCTGCTCAGTGGCCCGCACCAGCGCCACGCCGCTGTGGGCGCGGGCCAGGGCGCGGGCTTGGTGGTCGGGCATACGCTGCTGGCGCAGGTGCAGGGGCTCCCAGCCGTCGATCAGGGCCAGCTCGTGCTGGGCGGGCGGAAGCTGCAGGTACCGGTACCAGCCCTGGCCCTTGACCAGCTTGCGCCAGGCGGCGGGCAGCTGCAGGTCGTCCGTGGTGGTGCGCAGCGCCTCGGCCTGGCGCTGCAGCTCGGCGATCTGGTGCTCGATGTGGGTGAGGGTCACTTGATCCATGCCCAGATCCCCCAAACTGCAACCGCCAGCAAGGCGACCAGGCCGAGGACGGCCAGCACTACCAGCAGGCGGCCAAAAAGCTCCAGGCCGCTGCCGTCATCCAGTGGGTTCTCTCTCACTTCAAGGCTCCTTCGTTGGTCATACAGCCTCCCCCTCCAACGCCTCAGTCAGCATCTCCCGAATGCTCACCAACTGATGCCGCGTCTCCACCAGCTCCCCCAGCGTCTGCCCGTAGACGGAGAGGTGCCGGTCAATCGCCGAGCCCTGTTCCTCCAGCAGCGCCGCAGCGCGCACCAGGGTGGCCAGGTCTTTGGCCGTGACCTGGTGGCCGCGGTGCGCCAGGATGCGCAGGCGCTGGGCCAGGGTGCTGGCGGCTGTGCGGTGGGGGCTGGGCGTGTGCTTCACGCGGTCACCTCTTGCGGCGGATGCACCACCCGCGCCCCGCGCTCACCACCGGCCAGGGCGCGGCGCACGCGGTGCTGCACGGCTTCACCGGCCGCGAAGCGCTCGGCCTGGGTGATGCCGCTCATCAGCTCCACCCAGCCGGCGCGCAGCTCGTGCAGGGCGGCCAGTTCACTGGCACGCGCAGCACGCACACCGGTGGCGCGCTGACGGTCCAGGATGGCTTCGCAGGCGTCTTGCGCGGCCTGCACCAGGCCGTGCGGGTCTTGCGCCTTGCGCATGATGACCAGCTGCTCGACCAGGTTGACCGCATCGAAGATCTCGCGCCAGTGCGCCTGGCTGGCCTGGCCCCGGGCCACGGCGCGCACGGCGTCGTCAATGGCCAGCGCCCACAGGGTCTGGTCATCCCGGCTGAGCCAGGACACGCCCATCATGGCCACCAGGTGGGCCGTGGGGTTGACGCCGCGAGGGCGGTATCTGCTGCGCTTGCGGGTCATGTCAGTAGTGGGCGAACCCGGTGTGCGCAGCCGGGTCTGCATCGCCGCAGGCCAGCGGCTCACGCTCACCAATGCACCAGCTCGCCATGGCGCCGTCCAGCATGCCGTGCAGGCCGGCGAAGTGCTCGCCGTGGTTGTGCAGGTCAACGTCAGCGTGCAGGTCCATGACCTGCGCCTCGCTGACGTGGGGGCGAACGGCGCCGGCCTGGCGGCGGTGCAGGCGGATGACCTTGCCGCCGATCAGGTGGATCCAGTCGGCCTCGTTCGGGAAGCGGCAGTCGCTGACCACGATTCGGTCATGCACGCTCGTGGCCAGCGCAGCAGGCGTGCCGCGCAAAGACAGGTCAGGCCCCGGCAGCCCCAGGCGCAGGGCCATGTGCCGCACCCAGATGTTCCGGTGCAGGCTGCGGCCACACTCCGTGCCCAGGGTCTGCATCAGCGCGCGGGCGCTGATGCCCAGGCCGGGGATGCGCGCCTCTTTGGAGGCTCGCTCGGTGAGCCAGCGGTGGTCAATGCCGGCCTCTTCCAGCATCAGCAGGGCCATGCTGCGGATGGGGTCGGCGAAGCTGGCCTGCACGAAGCCGTACCGCTCGACCAGGTACGCCGCGGCGGTGTCTTTGCCTGCACCGGCGTGGCCGGCGATGCCGATGACGATCGGGTCGGCCAGCGGGTGGATGTGGTGGGCTTGGGTCATGGGGTGGTGGGTTCGGGGGTTGTGGGGCGCAGGCTTTCGAAGCGCACGACATCGCGCATGGGCGTCACCACGTTGACGGCCTCCAGGCCGCGCACGTTCAGGCTGTTGGCCCGGGCGCAGTAGGTGATGGCCTCGCCTGCCAGGCTGACAAGCGCATCGCGCACCAGTTCCCGCCGCACCTCAGCGGCGCGGCGCTCGCCGGCTTCGCCGTGGCCACACCACAGCACGCCCGTGATGAACGGCGCACCCGGGCGCACCTGGCGCATCTGCACGGTGACCACCACATGCGCAGGCTGGTCAGCCTCGGGCACGGTAGAGAGCCCGTGATACGTGCCGGCCACGGTGCCGGTGAGGTAGACGGAACTCATGACACCGCCACTCCCACCGCAATCACCGCCCCCGCCAGCACGATGGCCAGGAACGCCTGACCAGCCAGGCGCAGGATGCTTCGATTCAGCGCCTGCTCACACGATTGAGGGCACGGGCAGGCCACGCGGCCTTGCTGGCAGGGGCCGGTGCAGCCGCCGAAGTGGGGCAGGATGGTCGGCTCGGTGCCGTCTTGGTAGTGGCGCTCCATCACGCGCTCCACCAGTGCGCAACGGCCAGCGCCAGGCCGATGCCGCAGGCGCTGGCCAGGAGGACGGCGCCCACGCTGTCCATGCGGCGGCTGCCGCGCTCGATGGCGTAGGCGTGGCGGGCGTCAGCCGGGAAGGCTTCGGCCAGCGTGCGGGGGAACTTGCGGACGGTGGGGGCGCTCACAGCAGCGCCTCCCCAACGGCGGCCAGGGCGCGGGCGAAGCCGCTGGTGCGCTGGTGGCGCGCGGTGTGGCGGGCGTGCTCGGCCGCGTCAGCGGCCAGGGCTGCGGCCAGGGCCGCCAGGCTGGTGTGCAGGTCCATCGCATCCTCGGCCCCCGGCTGTGCCGTTGTCTTGGGGCGTGGCGATAGTCTAGCCAGACCTAAACAATACAGTCAAGCGAAACCTAAACACACATAGAAAAAAAATACGGGGTGTCGCCGCCCCGCCGTTAGCTTACCTATAACTTACGGG